CGGACTAAGACGTTAGATTCCTACCACTACTACAACCTTCAGAATCAATCATGGGGCATCCCTAGAACAGATTCAACAGGTGGCTCGGTAGACCCCATCCTGAATTACGCAGCCGGCAATAGCGGGTTTTATCCTTCGTCTGCTGAGCAGGTGTGGACTGGCCTTCAATTCCAAGCCGTAGCAACGGGCCAGCAGCCTTTTGAACGGATGTACCCTAACCTGTACATCGAGTCGCTAGGGAGCAATCTAGACAGCGCCAAAGGCTATTTCATTATCGATGCTCTGAGACGCGGTACAAGTCGTCAGGACGCTGTACAAGCTAACCGGGTTAAGTATCCCCAGCTACAAGGCACTCCGCCTAATGTAGTGGATCGTACCGACTCTGGTCCGAAGTGCACAACTGACTTCGCTGGTCGTATCTGGTATTCAGGCTTTGCAGGTGTAGTCGTTGGAGGAGATAAGCGCTCCCCCAATCTTAGCAATTATGTATTCTTCTCTCAGCTTATTAAGAGCCGAAAGGAATTCGGTCTTTGCTACCAAGACGGTGATCCTACGTCCCGAGACAACAGCGATATCGTCGCTACGGATGGAGGCTTTGTTCGAATTTCAGGTGCGCGCAATATTATTGCTATGCGCAACCTTCACACCCATCTTATCGTTATAGCCTCTAACGGTGTGTGGACTGTCACTGGCGGTACACAGGATTCGGGCTTCGATGCGACGAATTATAAGGTGAGTAAGATTTCTACCTTCGGAGGATTGTCTGAGTCGTCAGTGATTGTAGCTGGTGACAATTGCTTCTACTGGAGCGAGGATGGTATCTACGCAGTGAGCAAGAACCAGTACGGAGATATGACGGTTGATTCTATTTCCCTTGGTACTATTCAGAGCTACTACGACAGCATTAGTGCCCTTTCTCGGACTAAGGCTTTCGGGGAGTATGACCAGATTGCTAAGAAGCTTCGGTGGGTGTTTAAGACGGGTACGGCCTTCACGGCTGATTCCGAAACCACAGAACTCATCTTTGACTTGACGCTCAAGGCATGGACGAAGAATCTGATTATGAATCTAGCGGATAACAGCGTAGAGGTAATGGGGGTATTTACTACTGCAAACTTCACACATTCGTTCGTAGATGACTTGGTATTCTCCGGTGTAGACAATGTACTGGCGGGTACTGAACAGGTTGTCATTCCAGCATTGCAGCTTGCTAACAACGTACAGAGCCTTAGATACTTGGCTGTGCACCTTGTAGCAGGGATTCCCTATTACACCGTATCTTATTACAACGAAGCCACATGGCTAGATTGGGTAAGCAAGGATGGAGTGGGAGTGGATGCCTATGCATTCTGCCTAACTGGTGATTCTACCTTCGGCGATAGTGGAGCAGAAAAGCAGACCCCTTATATCATTATGCATTTTAATAGAACGGAAGAAGGTGTTAATGCAGACCTAACCCCTGCACACCAATCCAGTTGTCTCATGCGAGCACAATGGTCTTTCGCTAATAACGTAGTGAGTAATAAGTGGAGTCCGTTAACCCAAGCGTATCGCTATCGGAAGGTTCGCTTCACAGAGAACATTTCGGATATGTACGATACCGGATTTGAAGTGATTACCACCAAGAGTAAGCTTAGAGGCAGAGGCAAAGCATTCGCCCTCTACTTCGAAACTGAAGCAGGGAAAGACCTGCAAATCCTTGGCTGGAACCTCACACTTAATGGAAACCAAATAACATGAATATTAAAGAACTCCCGGTGTCCACTCTTCGAGGTCTGGAAGACTTGTTTGAGCAACACTATGATGAAGTATATAACGGAAGCAATCCTTTTCCGTTGGCTCCTGACTATGATATGTATGAACGGATGGAAGCGGCTGGTATGTGTTTCGGCCTATTCGCTTTCTACGAGGAAATCATTGTAGGGTATTCAATTTCCTACCTTGCTCCTATGATGCATTCACGGGGGTTCTTTACTTGCAATAATGATGTGTTATTTATTGATCCCCTTTTCCGGGATACGACATTGGGCCTAAAGCTGATGAAAGAAACTGAAAAGAAAGGAAAGAGTAAAGGAGCCAAACTTATGGTGTGGAATGCTCCGGACACTACTAATTTAGTCAAAATACTGCCTCGATTGGGATATAAACCAATGGAGACTATTATGTGCAAGGAGCTTTAAATGCCAGTAGCAGCACTAGTAGTTGCTGCTGTTGCTGCGGTTGCATCTACAGCGGTTACGGTTGTTTCCGGTAACAAGGCTAGAGCAGACCAGCGACATGCAAACGATCTTCAAGAACAAGCAGCAAATGAACAAAGGGCACAGAATGCACAAGATAAAGCAGCCGCCGCTCGACAGCAATACCGAGAAGAACGAGTACGCAGAGCACGAATACTCCAATCTTCTGAGTCCGCAGGAACTGAAGGCTCTTCAGGAGAACTCGGAGCGTTGGGTGGACTTGCAACAAACTATTCTACTGCATCGGGCAACCTTCAAGGGAAATACGACAGAGGTGTGAGAGTGGGTGGATTGCTCTCGGAAGCAAATCAATCTATCTTCTCGGCGCAACAAACACTTGGTGCAGGACAATCGTTGGCTGGTATTTTCTCTACGGTAGGTACAGTGGCTAATGCATATGGCACAGCAACCTCTAAGCAGAAGATTCCGGGTACGACACCTCAAGAAACTTAATAAGGAAATTAAATGGCGGATGATCTTTTTGGCGGTGAAGAGCAGGTAGCTCCTCCTATTAGCGACTTGGTGACGACGAACCCTCTTCCCGTCCAACCGCTACCTCTTCCGGCTACACGTAATGCAGCAGTTACGACAGCCCTTGTTGCTGATCCGGGTAATGCTCAGCAACATTATAACAACATGATGAATGAAGCCCAACAGGGTGATTCAACCACGCAAACACAACTTCGCAATCAAGCACAAACTAATACGAAGGCTGCGGACTTTCAAACGACTGCTAGTCTGCTGGCTGATCCTACAATCCCCTTCGAACAGAAGCAGAAGATTGTTTCTGGCTTTGCTGAGAACCGATTCCTGAAGGACACTGGGGTACAGCTTCAGAGCCAGCTTCTTCAGAAGCCGGGTTTGAATGAGACGGCAGATACTGAGAAAGCTCGTCTGTCTACGGCTGATATTATGGCTGAGATGGCGGATAGCCGTAGTAAGATTCAGTCGATTGTCAACGGACATAAGGAACTGGCAGATAAGGACAGCGCTGCTACTAAGTTCTTCGATGAAGCCGCGGGATTTATTCCGGGACGAGGAGCAGCCGTACAGGCAGGTGTTGAATTGGAACTGGCTAAGACCACAGGTATTGATTACCAATGGTGGAAAGTGTTCCGTACTTATGCTGGTGGGACTGGTTCTGATGTGCTTCGTCTTCGTCAACATGTGGCTTCTCTTCCTCCGGATCAACAAGTGGCCTTTGCTAAGGCGCTGTCTTCGGCAGTGAGCAACCACAGCGGCTTCTTGTATGGACAAGACAATCACCAGTTTGGTTATGAGTTTATGAATAAGGTGTTGGGTGGGAATGAAAGCTACGGAGCAGGACAAGCTTTCCTTGATAACACCTTCGCTCTTATGGATATGGCTTTCCTCGGACAGACGGGTAAAGACCTTGCATTGGCAGGACGAAACATTAAGGCAGCTATCACGGGTGCTAAGGGTCCGCTAAATGATGCTGAAGCTCAGATGTTTGCTCAGGCTAATGCCAATACGCCTAGCAATGTTCGTGTAGAGCCTACAGGGGCTGCTGGTGGGATTCATAACGATATCCCTGAGCCGAGCTTTGGACAGACAGCGCAGCCCTCTGAGAAGGCGTTTAATCCGAATGCCAAGCCTAAGCAAGAAGCAACAGATGTTCCTTTCACGGAAAGCACTAACGGCAATTTTCATGTAGAAGGTGTTGGCCCGTCTCATCAGCTAGCTAATCCTGCACCTAAGCTCACGGCTCCTGTGGTTCGTGAGGGAGAGGCTGCCCCAGTAGTCAAGCAACTGGCAGGAGCTAAAGGTCCGGTGGAAACTACGGCAGAGACGATTGGCCGTATCCGTGTTCAATCTATTACTCACGATATTAATCCGGCTAGTCCTGTGGAGATTGCACAGAATACCAATCCGGATTCAGCCCGAGCAATGCATGAGGCTGTAGTTAAGGGTGATGACGAAGTGGCTAATGCCCTCGCTGGTACGTCACAAGACAACGCTATTATCAATGCTACTATGCCACAGGTTAGTGAAACCGGTACGGTGTTCACCCGTGTAGGAGACGTAGATAAGAACCTCCGTGTAGAGGCTCACGATCCTAAGCTGGTGGATGTAGTAAATGACACTAGCGTTAATGCCTTCACTCCGAAGGAAGCGGCTTCTGTCCGTAGCAAGCTGGTTAATGATTTCGAGAATAATACGGGCTTGGCTGTCAATGACGGCATGACTAGCTTCACACACAATGGTGGCCGTACTTCGGTTAATGCCGTATATGAGCTTCCTGCCGGTAGCTGGTCTGATCCGGAAGCAGCAATCAATCAAGCGGCTCATGCTCTTCGGGATTATGGTATTACTCCGGACGAAATCACCCTCCTCCGTAAGGATGGAGTGAATCACGTTCCTGTAGATATTAAGGATGTTAAGGGTGTTGAAGGGGATTACAAGATTCAGGTTAAAGCTGATTTGGATTTGAATCCGTCTCTGCTGTCTGACCGGGATACGCTGGATGTTAAGCGTAATTGGTTTGACCGTTTTGCCGGCACTCAATTCACCAATCGGGGAAGTGTCAACCGTTACATCTTCGATGCAGCCTCAACTCTCCACAAGTTTATTACAGGAGCGGCAGCCGTAGCAAAAGACTATGGCGCTAAATTCGAAAAATACATGCTTGGTAAGGCTTCTGAATATACGGATGCTTATTCGAAACTGAGCAAAGGTTCACAGGCCAAAATAGATGACTATGTTAGGGAAGCAAACTTTAAAGGTATTGCTTTTGATAAAGCTGACTTGGCTGCTCGTGGATTTAATGCCAGTGAAGTGGATGTCATTAGCAAGTGGAGAAATTTCTGGGATGATCACTACTATCTGGAAAATCTTGATGTAGTTCGTACTCTGAGGAGTAACGGTTATGAGTATTTCAAAAATGCCAACGCTGAGCTTTATGCTCGTAAGATTGGCAAAACTCCAAGCATCAATCGGTTCTATGATCCAGCTACCGATACTGTGCGAGGTTTTAGTGCAGGTGAACTGGATGATCTTTACAATAAAGGGGGCCATCTAGCTGCCCTTCGTAGACCGGCTAAGTTTGGTAACGAGACTGTAGAGCACATGATTATTCGGCAAACCCCTACGGAATACAGCCGTGCTTTGAGGGATGCTGATCGTGTGTTGAATTACAAGGAAGGCTATTACACCATTACGTATAAGGCTGCAAAGTTTATTGACGAAGTGGATGCGGCTGGTAAGCGGATTCGCACCTTGGCTGTGGCAGGTGATACGCCTGAAGCTGAAGCCTTTGCTAAGCAGCACATGGCTAATAACCCCGGAACAATCGCCCGTGTCCGTAATGATACGAAGGGGATGGGGGCTAATAGCGATGAAGCATGGGATATTAATTCGGCTGGTGGTCGTGTAGCTCAGCGCCATCGTGGGCAGCTTCTAGAGGACGCTAGTGCCCCTAACCATCTTGGGGATATGAAGTATGTAGCCAACCCCGTGGAGAGCGCTGTACGGTCTGCAAAGAGCATTAGCGGGCGTACTGTTATGCGTCCTATGCTGGAGAATGCGGCTGACCGAGCAATGAAGCAATATGAGCGAGTGTTTCCTAAAGACCAATTCGGTCGTGTTCGTTGGCCTACTACGGCTGCGGAGATTAGGGCATATGGTGAAACGACTAGCAAGGAAGTGGCTGATGCTCGCACTACGTGGGAATATTTGAATTATCTTCGTAGCGGATACATCAATTCGATGGACGATGGATTCAAGGCTGTCTGGAATACGATTGCTGATGGTATTGGCAAGAAGGGTTTTGGTAAGGTTGAACGGGCTGCTAGGGCTGTAGGTGAGTTTGGCCCCACTACGTTTGTTCGTAGGCGTGTTAATGATTTGCTGATTGCTACCTCTCCCCTTCGTCAGTTGGTGGTGCAGAGTGCAGCGGCTTATCGTGCTATTACGTACAACCCGATCGATTATGCTAACGGGAAGATTCCTACTGACTTGTTCCACTTCTTGAACAGCAAGTATTTCGGTGGCACCAAGTCAACCGACTTCACTAAGTTCTTGGATGATAGCGGCCTTGTTGCTGCTGTTGAGCATCACAATCTCACTTCGGCTACGCTCACCAACTTGGCAGACCAAGCGAACATGGCTACTAAGGCTTATCGCTATGGACTGAATAAGCTCCGTGCTATTGGCTTTGATGCTGGTGAAACGATGAATATTGTTAACCACGCTTCTGCTGTCTTCCGCAGATATGAGCGTCTGGGTCGTGACATTAACAACCGAGATGTTCGTGAGACGATGATGAAGGAGATTCGAGCGCTAACGTATAACATGAATGCCGCAGGAGACATGCCTTATAACCAAGGTACGGCTTCGGCTCTCTTCCAGTTTATGCAGATGCCTCACAAGGCTGCTTTGCAATTCACTAATCGACAGCTTGACACTGCAACTAGGATTCGTATGGGTGTGGGCGACTTGCTTCTGTGGGGAGCAGCAATTGACGGATTGAGTAATGCTCTTAACTTCGACTTCCTCCCTCCGAACGATACGCTTGGCAACAAGATTCTCCATGACGGTATTATCTCGGTTGGCTATAACGGATTGCTTCAGAAGCTCTTTGAAGGAACCCATGAAGCTGACTTCGGTAGCTTGTCTCCTTATGGCTTTGACGGATGGAAGAAGCTCTTCCTTGAAACGGCTGGTGCAGCGGGAGGAGGTCTTACTGGCGCCCTTTGGACTGCCGTTAAGAACAGTCCTGCTGGTTCGGTGGGCGGGAAGTTCGGACAGGTGTTCCATGATATTGGACGAGTGTTTAATCCCCTGCCCTATGATGATGCCGGTAGCTATGAGAAGTTCCAAGCTATTCTCTCGGACGTAGCCAAGCTCTCTTCGGGCTGGAACAACTACGACAAGGCAAGGCTGATGATGGAAGCTGGTAATCGTCGTGACAAGTTTAATAATATCGTGACGGATAACACCACTACCGGTGATGCTATTGCTCAAATGTTTGGATTTGGGGATAGGCAACAGGCAGAGAACTATGTTCTCCAGAAGAAGCTCTCAGGCGATATTGAGAGTAGAAAACAGGATGTTATGACGGTATATACTGATATAAAGAAGTATTATGCCAGTAAGTATGCTGGTGACAATCTTCCTGACTTTCAATATTACACAGCGGTTTCTGGTGCGGCTCTGTCTATTTATAAAGATGATCCGCAAGCAATGGCAACCATTCAGAAGCAAATTCATTCTGACATTTCCGGACAAGATCAAGACTTGATGTACAAGATGTTCCAGTCTATGCAGATTCCGGGAGACAGCGATATCGAAACGCAGATTGCTCGTGGCCCGTGGGATGAAGCTACGAAACAACAAATGCGTCAAGCCTATCAATTCTCTAAGGATGCTCAGAAGGATTTGACTGCTCTAACTAAAGGAAATAAATAATGCCGGATTTCTCAGGAGCGGCTACGGACATTCAGACCCCCGACGCGGGGTCTAGTCCTGTAGTGCAGCAACGTACTCCTACAATGCCTAATACCAACGGAGCAGCGTTTGCTCAGCTTGGTGCTACGCTGGCTGTAGGTGTACAGAATTACATGGCAGAGAAGCAGAAGGAAACGCAGAATGCCATTATCGGAGATTATGCCCGTAAACAGGCAGGAATCAACTCCGCTGCCGACCAAGGTGTGATTAGCCCGCAAGAAGCTCATGTACGGTCTAATGCATTGGCTAATGAGAGCCTTGCTGCTTATCCGGCACTAGCAGAACAGTTTGGCAAGATTCATTCTACGTTCTCAGCTACTACCAGCCTTGGTGATTCGGATAAGGCGTATGACGCTCAGCAGAAGGAAGCTCAAGCCAATCGGGAACGAGAGAATGCACAGGCTACAGCACAGGGCTGGCATCTCCCCTCTGATCCGAATGATCCTGCCCGTGACGTTATTATCAAAGCCGCTACGGAATCTCAGAGAGCAGCTTATCAGCTTGAACAGCAGAGCAAGAGTTTCGAATATAACAAGAGCCGTAATCTCTACGATCAACAAGCAGACGACCGTAAGCAGAAACAAGACAGTGAACAGCTTGTCAATCAGATTTGGGTTAGCCAATCCGATGGCTTGTATGCGCAGCTTAAGGTGTTGCGAGAGAAGGCAGTGGCAGGACTGATTCCTTGGCCGGATGCTCAGGTTCAATATGCTAAGTTGATTAGCGATACGCAAGGGGTTATTCAATCCGCTACGATTCGTAATCCGGAACTAGCTGCTCCCTATAAGACACTCGCTGATGGCCTTGGCACTATGGCTAAGGACTATCTTGATCCTACGAAGGACAGCGACAGTCTTGAGAAGCAATACAAGGATGCTATTACCCGGAATAAGATTGCAGCTATTGCTGACCCTCAAGTTAGAGCAGCAGCTACTACTTCGGCTATGTTCGGTAGTAACAACTCCATCCTTCAAGCATTCAATGCTCAAGCTGTGGTCCGTACTGTTACCTCCCTCTCAGGCACTCCGGTTACTAACGGACAACCTTCGGGCTATGTGCCTAATGTTATTGGTGCTCCGGAAGAAGGCGATACGTATAAGGCTCTTCGTGAAGGTGTGAATAACATTACGAATGGCAATACGAAGAATGTACCGGGTGCTCTTCAAGAAGGCAGCAACACAGTTAATAATGTTCTAGCTCAGGTGGGCAAGCAAGTGGATTCAGGCAATGCCAAGATTCTTAAACCGGCTGCTGAATTCTTCTCCTCTTCGGAATTCCTTACTATGCAACAGCGAGGCGCCCTTGATCCGGCTTCCTTGCAAGCAGCTAAGAAGACATTCCAAGTGGTGTATGAACCTGCTGTCCGTCAGAGCATCAATCCTCAGCTTGCACAGACAGTGACGATTGGAGATAAGAGCGTTCCTACTGGAGACCTTCTGGATGTGAAGATGGTTAACGGTGCTCCTTCTTTCGTACCGAAGGGTGGGCTTTCAGCCGAACAAACCCAAGCAGCAAATCAACGTATTAAATCGATGACTCAGTACCAGCAAGGTTTGAACACCGTGGTGCGGATTGGTGCACACATGGAGGGTACTAACGATTACCAGAAATATTGGGAAGATAACAAATACGTCCTTATGCCGCAGCTTTACCCTGTTAAGCCGGGCCAAGTGGTTGGTGGCTTTAAGTGGAGTGGTAATGGCGATTGGCGTGACAAGTCTACATGGAGTAAGAGTGGCTGATACACAACAACAAACGGCATCTACTGATGCAACACTCCCGGATGATGGTCCGTGGAGCAAAGGCTGGCAGAGCTTGTCCAAGGCTGCCGGTAATCTCGTTCAAGATGTAAGTGACACAGTTGATTCAGTTAAGCAGTCGGTGTCCTCTCTCCTTCCGTGGGAAACCAATGCTTCAGATTTGGCTAAGCAGACGAACAATGTACGTCCGCCTATTGAGACGCCTAAAGCACAGCCTCAAGCCCCTCAGAGCTTCTCCAGCGTCTTCCAACGCCTGATTCAGGTGGAGAGTGGTGGACAGCATACGGACGCCTCTGGTGGGCTTACAACGAGCAACAAGGGAGCTAAGGGTATTACGCAAGTCATGGACAAGACTGCTGCATATCCCGGCTTCGGTGTTACGCCGCTACAGGACAACAGTAAGGAAGAATATCTCCGCTTCGGTAAGGATTATCTCGGAGCTTTGATTAAGAACTTTGGTGGGGATCAGACGAAGGCTGTAGCAGCTTATAACGCAGGTCCGGGTGCTGTAGACCGTGCAGTGGCTAAGGCTGCTAAGAAGGGTGGAGATTGGACGGCTTATGTTCCGGTTGAAACACAGAAATACATTAAGAAAATTATTGGAGCATAACAATGCCGAAGAAAGGTCAATTTAAAGCAGGGGCTACGGCCGATAGTAAACGACAGCGAGCATATAACAGTTCTCCGCAACAGAAGGAACGTCGTGCTCAGCGTAATGCTGCTCGTGCCAAGATGGTGAAAGCTGGTAAGGCTAGTAAGGGTGATGGGAAGGACGTAGATCATAAGAATATGAATACGGCTAACAACTCAACCAAGAACCTCCAAGTGATTTCTGTAGCTAAGAACCGTGCTAAGAACAAGCACCATCTGAAAGGTAAGTCCAAGTAAAGGAGGTGATCCCTATCTCGTCTGCGGGCTACGTTAAGACCCGCTATCATCAATTCTAGGAAATACTATGGCAGCTAAGAAACCAGCAGGTAAGCCGATGAGCAAGGCAGCAGCAGAAGGACGTAAGGAAGCTAAAAGCAAGAAGGCTCCGAGCGAGAAGGGCGAGAGCAAGAAGTTTGAAGCTAAGGAAGAGAAGGCTTATGCAGCGGCTAAGAAGCCTGCTAAAGGGAAGAAATGAGCCAGATTAATGATTTGAAGAAGGTTGCGCTTACAGCACTAGGCTTTACTGGAGCATTGAACGATCAGGAGCTTGCCTTCTATCGGAATAAAGGAGCCACTGAGAGCCAGCACAATGCAGCCAAGCAGCAATGGCTTAGCATCAAGGGCTTTGCTACTGGCAGTTTGAACGATAGGGAATACGCTTATTGTGGGGGAACCGGGACGTTGAATGACAGAATTGTCGCCCGTTTGATTGCTGGAACTTATTACGCTTAAAGAGAAAGGGCACTCATTGCGAGCGCCCTTTTTTTTATTGTCTAGAAGCTTTCTTTCTTGCCTACATCTACCGTACCGTGCGGCCATACATCACCGTTCTTTCGTTTGTTCTGGAAGCCCGGATCATTATTAACAATAGGCTCAGGCCACGAAGGGCTAAGCGGATTGTCATTGGCAGCAACCTTAATACGAGGTACAAGCACACCGCTAGAAGTATCAATCTCATCTCCGAGAATAGGGGTTTGAGAGGCTGCGAACGTATAGAGATGAAACCCTGCACTATCGTGTACCGCATACTGGTAGAAGCCATTCTGGAGCTTCGTAGTGCCTCCGTCAATCCTAATAAGCGCCATTAAATTCTCCCACCATGCTATTCTTGCTATAGCCGGTTGTGTTAGTTTCAAAGAAGTTCTCAATAGCCGAATTAGATACAACCCAATCAAGCCAGTCAAAGGGATTAGTCACTCCGTATTCTGCTTTGAATCCGATCTGCTGCATGCGATAATCTGCAACACTGCGGATGTATTGCTTAACTTCCCCTTCAGTGATTCCGTCAACTCCTCCTTGCTGAAAGGTAAGCTCAATGAATCGGTCTTCGAGCTTGACACATTCTCGGGCTGTGTCGTAAATGTCTCGTTTGAATGCGTCATCGACCACTCCCGGATGCTCTTTAACGAGGATTCGAAATAGCTTACTAAGACCTGATACATGGATTGTTTCATCTTTAATACTCCACGAATTAACATCACCCATCCCCATCAGCTTGCCCATCCGAGGAAAGTTTAGAAGCATGGCGAACATGCCGAATAGACACACACCCTCTACCAATACCTGCTTGGCAATTGATTTAGCCAAGTCTGCCACACTGCTGTTCTTCATATCCATCATGAATTCCAGCTTCTCTTTCATTTCCCCATATGCAAGGAACTCAGAATAAAATCCTTCTCCGAATCCGAGAGTGTCGTTGAGGAGAGCGTATGCTCTCTGATGGACACCTTCTCGTCCAGCGAAAGAGCCGAGCATATTTCTTGCTTCGTTATTTCGGATTGCCGGGATAAGATTGTCATAATAATCGCTTCCAACTGCAACGTCCGACTGAGTGAAGAGTCGAAGAATCGAATTAACAAAATACTTCTCCTTCTCGGTGATTACACCGTTTTTCCATTGTTCAACGTCTTGCTGTAGCTTTGCTTCCCATTCTCCCCAGTGGGCACGTTCATGCTCCACTGTGATGGCTACTAGTTCCGGGTAGATAGGTACATAGGTCTTGCTAGTTTCTAGAAGGCTCAAGCTCGCCATTCCTCCGCGTCTTCAATACTGTCCGTAATATAGAGAATGTCTCCCCAAGCGTTCACCACTTGGAAAACCATCTCTCCGTCTTCATAAGCAATTTCAATATGGGTGTTCGAAATAGGAATCATATTAGCCTTCACATGAAAGACAAGCTGTTGCGCTCTCTTGATTGAGAACAACCCGCTCAATAGTTTTAACTGTATCCACCTTAGTGGCTGCTCCTGTTCTAAAGTAATACAGGCTCTTTACTTTCCTTTCTCGCATAGCTTTCAAATGTACCGAGTTAATGACACGCCGATCAGTTCCCGGTAGGAAGAACAGATTGAGAGACTGTGCTTGACAAATATATTGTTGCCGGTTACCTGCATGTTCAACCAACCAATGTTGATCGATTTCCCAAGCAGTCTTGAATACGGCCTTCTCCGCTGGTTCCAGAAAATCGAGATGCTGTACCGATCCGTTAGCCTTAACGATACTGCTCCACGTTTCATCGGTATTCTTTCCATACTTCTCCAATACCGGCTCTAGCCATTTGTTTTTGACGAGGAAAATACCTGCCCTACTTTTCTGCGTATAGGCATTACTAGCGATCGGTTCAATTGACGGAGAAGTATCACAAAGTACAGAAGAGTTAGAATTAGGAGCGATAGCAAAGACGTGAGAATTACGACGGCCAGTGCCTGCCATGTCGGGAGCTTCTCCGCGCTCTTTAGCCAACTCAATAGAAGCTGCAATACCTTTTGCATGAATATCCTTAAAGATTATGTTGTTAACCTGCGCTGCGCTACGAAAGCCTCCGGACTCAAAAGGGATGCCGTGTCGCATGAGATAGTTATGGAAACCCATTGCACCGATTCCAAGGGCACGTTCCCTAATAGCTGCGTAACGCGCCTTGCCCAATCCGTCTGGGCTATAGTCAATGAACCATTGCAAGACATTATCCAAGAATCGGGTGAGGTCGGCCACCAATGTAGTGTCTTTCCATTCATCGTATTTCTCTAGATTAAGAGAAGACAGACAGCAAACAAAAGTGCGATCAGGTCCAGTAGCCAAGCTAATTTCACTACACAGGTTGCTTCCACGATTAGAAAGCCCCATTTCCACCTGAGTGCGAGGCATAGCACGATTAGCAACATCAATAAACCAAAGATAGGGTTCACCTGTCAACTCCCGAACTTCGAGCAAATCCTCCCAGAGAGTACGTGCTCGGATTGTTTGTTTAACTTCTCTTGTGTGAGGACAAACCAGTTCCCACATGGCGTCTTCAGTAACTGCTTTACTGAAGGCATCTGTAATGTTGACTGCGTTATGGACCCCTGCACGATTGTCAATCTTTCGGGCTGAGTCTCCGCCGGAGGGAAGACGCATTCGAATAAACTCAACAATGTCAGGATGAGAAATATCCAAGTAAATAGCAGTAGAACCCCTACGGGTCCGCCCTTGACGATAGTAGCCCATAATCCCATCAATGGTCTTGAAGTAAGGAATAGGACCCGGAGCCTTTTCCGATACAGCACGGATGCCCGAATGCAGAGCAGTACCGCCACCCATAACAGAGAGAAGAGAAAGCTCAGAACTAATATCAATTTGTCCCTCAATTGTGTCAGGAATGTAGCCAGCGAAACAAGCAATGGGCATAGCTTTAGGTTCTGCACCACGCCAGCACGCCTTACGATAATCGCTATGGGCTAGCCAGAATTCTTTTGAGTTGTACGGAAATCGGCCACGCTCTTGCCAATATCCGTCCACAGCATTACTAAGCACTGGTGAAGAATACATGAACCAATTGAGAGAGGCGGCATCGTAGATTCGCTGAGCAAGGGCTTCATCGCCATAACTGAAGCACGTAGCGGCCCTAGCGTAGGCTCTTTGAACCCCTTCCTTTCCATCCGTGTAATATTTTTCAACAAGCGCTTTCCCTTGCGTGTTGAGAAGAACGTCGCGGCTGATGTCAATTTTCACTCCCATTATCGATTGTCTCCCGAGCCTTTGATAACATCTCGGTCTTTACGTGATTGCAGCTTGGCAATATTGCCGTCTGCAATGTCTTGAAGGTTAAGCTGATGGTCGTCTGCAATGGCTGCAATGTGCCAGAGAACATCCCCAAGCTCCTTCTTTACATTCGTCAAATAATCTTCTTTGAAGCCGTCTCGAATCCCCTTAGCGATGAGAGAGCAAAGCTCCCCCACTTCGCCCGGAAGATTAATAATTGCGTACCAATGATCTGCTGTTTCGGTGCGGAATTGCTTTGCTTGTTCTTGATATTCGTTAAACATATTTCTCCATCAAATATTTAGTAGAAACTGGCATTAGATCGAATTCGCCCTCATGTACGTCATTCAGCATAAGCACACCACGCCAATGGCGATTGCCTTGAGGGCCGAGATAGTCTTCCTCATGGGTGTAGCAGGAGCCCGCTATCACGGAGGTAATCATTCGTCCATCAGCCTTGAATGCCGTAGCAATCTGAAGGCCTTGCTGGTGTCCAGCGATACAGGACATATGCTTCTTATTTAGCTGTGCTTGAGCCGTAGATGCTGGTCGTCCTGCCTGCCCGGTGATGAAGTAGTGAGCAAAGGCAATGTCATCCACAATCACAGGCTTAAGGAAAGGATGAACCTTCCACAGTCCGAGATTCAAATCGTCATAGCCGAGCAAACCTTCCAGCTTTGCATCCCCATTCACAGCCCGTTCAATACGCTGCTCATGATTGCCGAGGAGGAAATGAAGCTCGGGGTTCCAAGCCTTCTTCTTATTGATACGGAGACGGTCACGTTCATAGAAGATGGGGAACAGCAGCTTATCCATTGCCTCATTACCCGCTGCTACATCATTAATATAGCGTCGTCCTTCGAAACTCTTCTTGCCAATATCCCAACTGGAGAGGCTAGGCATGTCCCACCAATCACCAATGTTAATAATTACATCCGGACGCTTCTCTGCTGCGTAATTGCCAATAGCTTCTACATACGATGTGTCAACTCCGGGCTTCACCTGCGCGTCTGTAATAACTAGGATTCGTTTGCTCAATGTAGTTCCTCAGAGATAATGTGGTAGTCGTATTCGTCATTGTGTTCTTCAAGCTCTTCGATAACATCTTGTGCTTCTTCGAAGTCTTGGGTTGTGAACACCTCACCTTTGAAGGTGAGAGTGCCCACATATTCGTTATCTTCGGTAATGGCAATCTTATAGATCAAGCCTTGCCTCCGTAGAGATGGGGAAAAGTACATGAGTGAATCCATGAATTAGCTCTGCCACATGCCTTGTTTCTGCTTGTGTATGAGGGTCAAGACGAAGCTTCAGCATATCCAGCCATGCCCCCAATGTTCCAGACCAAACCCATTCAGTCATTGTGTTCAGAGGCAACACCATACGGGCCATTTCAGGACATACACCTTGATCGATAAGATGTCGATATAGCATTAAAGATTCTTCTGTATGAGAGCTCAAATCTTCTTGTGCAGAATCAAATCCCCACATCGAGTTTGCTAGAGTTAGTTCATTTGAACTGCCTTGTTTTACGTTATCTGCACGAACGCGGAAAGCGTGAGGAAGATAATATTCAGGCTCATCATCTACATACCTACGGCTCACTTCATTCCACGGAAGAAACTTATGTTTAACAAGCTGGCGAGCCACGAAGATCGGGGCTTTAACTCGGAAGGAGAGGAAGGCGTGGTTGAATGGACTGAGATGGCCATGCTTTGCAAGGTAGCGAATAAGTTTAACATTCTGGTCGTCCGTGTACATGCAACTATCTTTAGCGAATGAAACACGAGCAGCATTAACTACCGTGTTGTCATCTCCGAAATGTCCAATCAGTTCTACACTAATTTCAGCAGTTTTCAAAACGGGTCTTCCTCTGTGTTAAGTTCAATAAGCTTTTCGATGTAGTGCTTCACCTTCTCAAGGTCTGCTACACCACCCTTGGCACGCCAACGAGTGATGTACTTAACAATGTTGCCTTCGAAAAATCCTAGATTGTTAGCAGCGATGAAGTCCCAAGGCTGAATGCCTTGGTCTTTATAATGCTGCCCACCTACCTGACGGTCATTAGCTAGCAAGGATAAGGCCCTCCTTCTTCATAGCTGCAAGGAATTGGTCTTGAGCACTGGCCCGCTCTGCTACCGGAATACGATTGAAATACCCAACAATCAAAGCAAAGCCCTTATCGTTAGTCTTACCATTCTCACTATTGTCTACATACATATTGCACAATACTCGGCCACGATTGAACGCTTGAAGCTCTTTGTCTTCCACATCTGCGAATGTTGCGAATCCGTTATATTCATTTGCCAGCATTTGTTTTCCTTTTATTGAGAGCACGTTCTACAGGCCAGCCACGATACAGGCGGTACTGTAGGGTATTTACTTTGATACCGATTTCTTCAGCCCATTGGGTGATTGTCTTTTTCTGCCCTTCGAATTCAATCCAAACATTCTTAGAGGTGTTATTACAATTAATCTTAGAAGACACCCATCGGCAATTCTCTTTATAGTATCCCTTGTCGTTATCAATTCGGTCTAGCTGTGTACCGTCAGGTCGCGGTCCCATATCAGCTAGGAAATTGAAAAAGGATTCGTTCCAACTCTCACATACGGAAATACCACGGCCCCCGTACATTTCGTATCCAGTAGCCTTTGGATTGTTGCAGCGGGATTTCATATTGCGCCACGTCCCTTCTTCTCTAGGATGTACTTTTCTTACGTACACTTCGCTCCTCCTTTGTTTTTATGGCGTGACATGATGTGCACAAGATTTGAAGATTTTCTTTTTCACAGAACATGGCATTAACTACGTCATCCCATGTTGTGAAGCCCTTCTCAGGGTTGATGATGGGAGATATGTGATCTACTTGCACATCTTTTGCTGGAAACGATCCAAGGCAACAAGCGCACTTGTAATGCTTAGCTTGTCTTCCCGACTTATCATTAAGCTTGGTTCCCACATAAGCGCTACTAAGGCATTCGTACTTCGGCGGCCATCGTCTAGATGCTGCTCTAAGAGCGCTCTTAACGAAGCTGTTAAATCTGGCTTCGGTCCAGTTTCCTCCATTGCGTTTCACATCTCCCATAGAACAGGCCTACCATCCGGATGAAGCTCTCGGGTCATATATAGCAACCTACCCTGCTCTAGCAGGTATTCATCCCCACCAAAGGGCTTGTACGCCTCTCTGACAGCCTCTAGCCCTTCGGCATATGAGGTAGTAGCTTCGAGCACCTTGAGGGCTGCTACAGGCCCCTTCTTAGGAAGGCCGGGGATAGAGTCAGTAATGTCACCAGTGATGCATTGGCCGAGGAAAAACTTCATCCCCCATCCCTTCAGAGCACCCTTCCTCACTTCAATATGTCCGTAAGAATCAACCTTATACGGACCAAACTGAGGCTGCTGATTAAGCTCCCATTGGAAGTGCCAGCCATCGGTTTGTAGCAAGTCTTTATCTCGGCTACAGATGATTGTGTTTTCCGTCTGAAATAGAGCAAGCAAGTCATCAGCTTCCAAGCCTTCCATTTCTCGGAAAGGGTAAAGCCCCTTCAGGAATGCTTTCACATTCGCATAGTGGTAGGGCTTATGACTGGCTCGGGATTTGTATTGCTGAGAGGTTGCTATTTCATTCCGGAAGTTTGTCTTACCGGTGAAGAAGAGCAAGGAAGGTTCTGTTGCTTCACATACATCTTCAATGTGAGCAATCTTATTGAGAAGCTGCTCTTCAGCAACCTCCCAAGGGGCTGGATTATCAATCAACCATTCTAAGCTTGCTTCGGGATGGGAATGCTTCCAAGAAGCCTCGGAAGCAAACCCAATCTCATAAGCTAGAATGTCGGCGTCAATATGACACTTTACCAAGGAGCGCTGTCCTCGCCGAGGAAATCGGCTTGTGCATCATCATCTTCCTCTGCTTCCTCGTCCACAGGCACAGCAACCTTTTCATCGGCCTTGGGCGCCTTGCCTCCTTCACCAAGGAGTGCCTGAAGCTTGCTGCCCTCATACTTAAGATTGCCCTTAATCTTTTCTCGGAGCCATTCAGGAAGACTTTCAAACACTTGCAAGTCTGGCTCTTCCAAGTCAAACACCTTCGTCGGATTGACAAGCTCAGGAAGCTTAGCAACGTCACGGTCACGCATTGGAGTGAGACCACGGATATTCACATACGTCTTATCACCCTTCTTACTTACGGTGATGGTTGCCATAGCCGGAGCGCCTACAAGAGCAGCCAAGTCACCGTTATGTACATCCTTCGGGTCAAGCGCCTTAATACGCTTAGTGGAGGTTGCAAGGTCTGCCTTGAAGCTACGAAGGTTGATTGTCTCGCTCTGCCAACGGGGCTTATCCTCAAGCTCCTTACCGTCCTTATCCACCATAAACACATCAACGAATTCATACGTCAACATAACATCTTGTGCAGGCGGCTTTGCTTCCCCTTGCCATGCTCGTTGTTGCTGCAAACCCATATCAATCACTTGCACCAGACGAACGGGGTAGGTGCCCGGTTCCATATCCGGCTGAGCTACACGTTCCTGCGGTGCTGCATTTCCTTTGATCTTGCCTGCATTAAGTGCCAATGTTCATTCTCCGTTTGTGCCAACGCACGGCGTGACAACTCACACCAAATGCCTCAGCAATAGCTTTAATTGGATAACCTTCCTGAAGTGCGAAACAGACGCCTTCGATACGATCTTCGTACCGTTCTTTGTTGGTCTTGGTTTTATGTTCCGACCGAGTAAGTAACTGAAGATGTTCGATGTTGCAACACCTGCGATTTCGGCATTTATGATCTACTTCGTATCCCTCAGGGATAGGTCCTACTACGTTTTGCCAAACTGTTCGATGATAAAATTCACACCGAGGTTGCGCATCTTTTCCCTTAAACATCCGAATGTATCCATCCTTATTCGGTGTGTGGGAGGTTACAACCAAGCAATCTCCTTCTTTTTCAATCGTCAATGCACGTCGTACCATGACTTCCCTATTTTTCCATTCCCCACATGAGGACAAGATATGTTAAAAAATTTACCAGCGTCCGTGATTGCCTTCTCGCAAATACGTTTAACATCTTCAGCAATGTCCTCGTCGCACTCGAAGGATGCCTCGTCGTGGTAAAAACAGACGGCACATACCTGAGAATCAGGGCGGTTGCCGTAGCGATACTTCTTCTTCAGTTGGGCAACCATCATGTTATAAGCGCCGCTCATATGGATTGCTTCATCCGATTGGAGAAGATAAACTAGTATTTGATGTTCGGAACCAATCTTGATAGGGCGTCCGTCCAAACCTGTGATAATTCCGTCGAAGTATTCCCAGTCGTTGAACCGGGGATTGTATTTACGCCTTGCTGTTTTCCTCCACTCTGCCCTAAGTCGTTCCAGCAAACTTTTAAGTGCTGGGAGTCCGGATAGAAAGTCTTCTTTAAGCTGTTTACCTCTAGCAGCATTTGACTTAACGATCTTTCCAATCTTTCCATCTCCTGCTCCGAACAAGAATCCATAGAAAAATGTTTTCGCAGAGTCTCGATCTGGGAGTTGAGCAGCCCGCATGTTGACCGAATGAATGTCAGTACCATCATCTTTATCACCGTTAACCACTGCAAATGTATAATCCGGATCGTTCATCCGGGCACAAAGTTGTCTTACTTGATTTCCGTCGGAGTCAGTTGAGACAAGTACTTTTCCCACTGGGCAGGAGAACATCCGTCTAAGTTCCGCACCGAAAAAGCTTTTGGCTGCGGGGATGTTGACAATGCCTCTGTGCTGCATTCGCCCAGTAACTGCCACGCCTGCAATAGACGAAGCAATTCTTCCGTCTTCTCGCAATAGTTCGAATAGTCCTTCAACGAGAGAGCGCCTATGTCTACATTGAACACGCTTTGCGACAAGCTTTCCAACGTTTCCCTCAATGCCTTCGAATGGGTCGTCCTTGCTAAGCTTTGGACTCGTTCTTTCACGCTCATCGTTATAGTTCCATTCCAATGGTTCCCACCCTTCAGCCAGAAGGAAGGCAACAGTTTCGTTACGGGAGTTTATGTCAACACGACGAAACATAATCCGAGTAAAGGGGCCAGCCACAGAGTTATGCCAAACGCTCTCTGCAAAATACTCGTCAATGAATCGATTGAGCTTACCGCTTTTGAGATAAGGCTTACGAACGTAATTGTATTCTCCTTGCGTCTTAGTTTCTAACACCTCCACGACATAAGGAAGTTGGGGAATCACTTCATCATCAATGTCCTGCATCATCTTAGTGAGGGTGGCTATGTTGTCGTGCATGGCTTGTTGATCCATGTACCAGCCATATTCCTCTTGTTCCTGCAAGTTCTGGAATAGTTTGAACGAAAGGAGAAAGGCTTCTTTCCATCGTCCTCCAGATTTCTCAGCTTCTTCTATTAACCGGAGATAGACCAGTCGGTTAATTTCCACGTCTTCTGTACAGCGGTGGAGCATGTCTGCACTATAGTTAGTCCAGTCATTATGTTCCGGTTTATCCACACCAACACGTACTCCCCATGCATAAATAGAATGTGGTCCGGCTGCTCGGTTTGTGGCATTAGCTGGCAGAAGTCGTTTTGGATTGAGAAGTCGGGACATAATGAGCGTATCGACAACTTTACCCTTGAATTCATAGCGCAAAACCTTCTTTAGTGTAGGGAAGTCATAGCCGATTACGTTATGACCGATTAGAACATCACAGCCGTCCATATACGCTATCATCAAATCTAGCTGGTCAGGCCCGAAGGATATCTTCTCAGAACCTTCTAAGTTGCTAAAGGCGCCACACCAGATTTTATCAACAGCAGGATAGAGATTGTTAGCCTCTAGGTCGAACACATTAACCTTCATTCACGGCAAGCTCCTTAATGTAGAAGCCTTGAAACCCTCGCTCTTCCTGTTCGTCAATGTAGCTGTCGGCTTTCTCAACGTTATCGAATGCCGCCCAAATGAATGCATTGTCTCGACATTGACGTACAACAATATAGACGGTCATTTATAATCCTTTCGTAGTTCCTCTCGGAACCGGAAGATGGTTTGATTAACAGCTACATGAGAGCTTTCCACCATTCGGGAGATATCTCTTGCTGTGTAGCCATTGACGAAATAGAGAGTAAGAATCTCGGAGATGTGAGGCTTTCGATTATCAATACGTGCCTCAATCTCTTCCTTCATCTTACGGGGAACATGCTCACAGGGTGTACCGTCTACAATCTCTTCATCAAATTCAAGATCGTTATAGCGTCCCATGTTCTTAGCATATTGATCCTTCAGTGCATTACTGAGGATACGGCTGAACCAAAGATTGAATGGGCTCTTATCAGGATTGAAAGAAGGAAAATACTTAAGTGCTCGCTCATAGGCATCATGGATTGCATCCGCTGCATCCCATTCAGTACCCGCCCTATAAGATAGTTTCTTAACGAGGTTGTTAAAGTTCTTACGGTAGTGTTCATCGATAGTCTCGTTCATCCTGCTCCAGTTTCTTTCGATTGAGTTTCACTGTACGTTCCTGCTTTTGCTTACGCTTAAGATGACGACGTTCAGTTTCTTGTTTATTCGTATCCGGGTTATAGCGGATTGTCTTGGACATGCTTTGCAAATTCTCCGTGCAATTTATTTCGTGCAGCAGTAGCAGCCACATTAGCCTCCTCTGCCGTATAGTAATAGCCGCAACTATGTTGCTTGCCATTTTCTCGGATAATCACCATGAACTTTTTTATACCTCTTGGGTCCCAATAGACGTTTTTGTATCCCGTCTTAGAGCGACCTTTTAGGTTGAATCCGTTCTGTGAGATAGTTGCTGCTCTCAGATTATGCCAAGCATTGCAACCCTTCATGCCATTTTCATGATCTACATTCTCAGGGATATGGCCTTCCATGTATAAGAAAGCAAGTCGGTGAAGTCCGTATTTCTTACCTCGGATACATACATCGTCGTATCCTTTATTAGTAATCGTTCCCGCTTTCCTTCCCTTGCCCTTAGTCCCTTTAATGGATACCTTCCAAGTAAACACCCCTGTGATGAAGTTGTAGTTTAAAAGCTCTCTAACCTCTTGCTGCGTCAGTTCCATAAAACCTCCTCTAGTAGTCATACCCTATTTACTAGAGAACGTTGGAAATTGTTACATATCGAACGCAGTAAAAAGATGATTTTGTCGATTCCAGAATAGTCCGAATCTGCCTGTATTGCCGTATTCCCGATCTTCCAGTAGCACCAGTGTTCTAACGTTCTTTTCCTCATCACTGAGGTTTGGATCACGATTGCCTTCAAGTCCAAGCATGAGATTGCATGAACGAGCCATTGCTCGGCTTCCTGCAAACTGAGAGGACAAGACTTCACCACCTCGCTCATGCGGAGGTCCACTATCCGGGTTACGAAGGTGGCAGAAGATGAATATGACGACGTTGAGGTCAAGTGCCATTGCCGCCAGTTCTTGAGCAATCTCTTGGAGTTTGGTGTTTGCACTTGCTGCATCCATTCCGTTTGTGAAGTTGGTAATCGGATCGATAATAATCGCCTTACATCCGTCCAATGCTGCTTGCTTAATATCCCCCTTCAACGTACTAAAATCTACGTGTTGGTAGAGGTCAAGCATGAAGAGCTTTTCATCCAATATCTTGCCAGCTTCATCATAGGCTTTCTCATCGAACTTAATTTCCGGATCATGAAATACTTTGCCAACAACTTTTCCCGCGACAAGCTTATAAGTTTTCTTGTTCGATTCTTCCGGCTTACAGAGAAATACCTTCCATCCATGCTGTTGAATGAAGTGAGCAGCAAGGGTGTTGACCACCTCACTCTTGCCTTGTTTCTGACCAGCACCAATGTAAATCGTCTCGCCGAAGCGAATACCGCGAGTCGCCTTCGTAATGTGTTCCCACGGCCACGAAGCCCCGTACTGGGCAGCTTCCTTGCTTGCCTCATGTAGGCTACTCCCTGAAACAATACGTGAGTTTTTAGGCTTCTCAGAACGGAACACAACAGCTTCTTTCAGAGCCTTAGAGAAGCCACGAATCAGGCATTCATTAGCATCCTTACAAGGCAACGTAGCAGCCAAGGCAGACGGAATAATTTGCATAATCTCCGTAACCGCGGCTTCCCCTGCATCATCCTTATCGAACACAAGGACAATCTCTTTGAATGTCCCTTTAATCTTACGGAGAAGCTTTGAGAGGTCTTTGGCGGCTGCGGCTGCACCGTGAGGTACTGACACTACCGGAGGGTCTAGATGCTCCCACTGAGTGCCCTTCTGCCCGTCTTTAAGCACTTGGTAGAGCGCAACAGCATCGAATTCCCCTTCGGTAATAAAGAGCTTCTTACCACCAGCCTTTACAGCTTGCTCCCATCCGAAGAGGTCTACTTCTTTACAATCTCCGATGCTCCACATTTGCTTACGTTCGAGGAGTCGGCTTTTGTATCCTGATAAAGCACCGTCACGGTAGTAAGGGAAGTGAGCAGAAACAGGAGACACACCATCCACTTCTGAAACGCCGATCTTGACACCGAAATAAGCCAAGCTGCTATCACGGAGCTTCCGATCAGGAAGAGATGAAACAGGATAATTAGTAACATCAGCAATCTCTTGTTTGATTTGTTCTACAGTTTTACGAATGACAACAGGCTTATAGCCAGCAGGCTTATCGTTATAGGGATCAGCCTCATACTTCCCACAGGAGAAGCAATAGCCGTTATACGTGCCATCATCCGCTTGGAATGTCTGCAATGCTATGTGTCCACAGCTATGCAGGATTTTCTCTACACATACGCCACTCAAATTATTTCTCCTTCCCGGCGTCCGCACGCTCAGGCGTAGGGGCTGCGCTTTTAAGACAAGCAAAGCATCCGTTCCCACCGCAATGAGCGCACGGGGTATCAAAAGTGCCGTCATAGTTGAGCGTTGTTCTCGGCCCCACCGGCTGCGCCTCACGCGGTGCGCACTCAGGCGTAGGGGCTGCGTTCCATTGGATCCATTTGCTAACGATATTGAAAAGCCATTCGCGGTTCACGTCCTCTGATGCGTCGATGTAGTGCTCACAGAATGCCGCGAAATCGCCTTGCTTTGCGCTTTCCGGGGAAGATCGACGGAACAACGGCACAACGTCCGCATCGCTCGCAAACTCGCCGCGCACCTGCTCCCACAAGTCATCTTCCTTGTCGTAGATGAAATGCGCCACCGGCTGCGCCTCACGCGGTGCGCACTCGGCTTGCGGGGCTGTGTAGAGCACGCGTTTTTCGAAAAGGTCAGAACGCATTACATCGAAATCCTTCTTTCTGTGGTCCGTCCAGCCGTAGTCTGGGTCTAACTTTCCTCGCACCTGATACACCGCCTCACCCTTGCCGCCATCGGCGCGGGACGACAGCGCGGCTCGGGCAGCGCGCAAAATCTTCGGCGCGTGCCAAAGCGGGTCATAGATGATCGTGTCCGGTCCCGGATAGTTTTTCGCGAACCATTCTGTGAATTGCCGCTCCGCATCGTCTGCCGCGCGTT